CCGTAGGATCTATATTTTTCCTAAAGATTATAAATTTCTCTAATATTTTCAGTTATTAATTTACAATATTACTTATTAATTTAATATATTACTTAATATTAACAATAAATTAACAATAAATTAGTTAGTAATTTTAATAATTTTAATATATTACCTATTAATTTAATTTATTAATTATATTAAATACGACTTAAATAAAAATTCAGTTATAAAAGATATATGTCAGAAAATTCTCTTACTATTAACAATACAAAAATTAGCGATTTTTATAAAAATAATCCTCATTTAAGTTTTGAGACCATGAGTATTATTTTTCATGAAATAATTGAAAAATTGCTTGATAATAGCTCATCTGCTATTAATTCTACAATAAATAATCAAATCTTAAATAGTGTTAATGATAACCAACATAAAATGCGAGACCTTACCAATAGTATTAACAATATAGAAGCAAGAATCACACAAATGAATAGTGATATTACGAATAATATGATTGTTAAGATGTTAGATATTAAAAAAGAATACATTGACGAGATGAAGTCAGTTATCACTATTGAGAATACTGAAAAGGCTGATAAATTGGGGTCTCAAATTGAGAAAAATAATCAATTCCTTATTGAAAAAACTAATTCCCTTATCAGAGAAAATAATTTATCTACAGAAATATCACAATCAAAACAAATAGAAGAGACCTTAAAATTATTCCAAAATGAAATCATTAATGAAACAAAAACAATCAATGGACAGGATGGATTCAACAACTTTGTTGCTACATTCGATAGTAAGTACAATACATTCAATAATACTATCTGTAACTTGGTCTCTTCGTCAGAAGCAAGACTTAAAAATGATATTGACGTTATTAAAGAGACTGCAATTACTTCAAATGCCAAAAACGAATCTATATTCAGTGATCTTGGTGATTATCTTAAGCGCTTTCAGAATTCTTCTAACAAAGGTGCTGCTTCTGAAATGGCCATTGAAAATGTACTTAATAACATGTTTCCAAGTGGTGAAATCAAGAATACGGCGAATATTAAAGCATCTGGCGATTTCTTTGTCAGGAGGCTGAATAGTCCATCTGTTATCATAGAAAACAAAGTCTATCAACGAAATGTAAATTTAGAAGAAATTCAGAAATTTATAAGGGACATTGAAGAAACCAAATGTCATGGAATCTTTTTAAGCCAATCTTCTGGTATTACTTCTAAAGGAAACTACACTATTGACATTCATAAGGGTAATATTCTCGTATATGTTCACAATGTTAATTATAGTAAAGAAAAAATCAAAGTTGCATTCGACATTATTGATAATTTGGACCAAAAACTAAAACTAATATCCCAAAACAAACAAGAAAATACCATAACTCAAGACGAACTCGATAGCATTAATCAGGAATTTCAATCATTCATCAACCAGAAAGTTTCCCTTATCCAGTCTGCTAAAGAAATCCAAAAGAAATTGATTTATCAGATTGAACATATGAGTTTCCCCTCGTTAGATAAGTACCTCGCGAGTAAAGACTATAGTTCAGCAAGAAGAACCGAATACGTCTGTGATATTTGTGGCGTCTATACGGCTACCAGCAAAAAAGCTTTAAGCGCTCATCAAAGAGGGTGTCGAAAGAACTACCCACACGAAAATGAAGTTATCCAAGTCGATACTACTACTATACACCTTTGAAGATTTAGTTATTTTTTATCATATTATATTATATTATATAATAAACGTTATGGAAGGAATGGATGTAGTTGATGAATCGGATGAATATCTTTCACCAGATCTTGCTGATATAATGGAAGGAATGGATGTTTATACAAATTCTGCTGATATGCCACCTATATCACCTAATGATTTTGTTCACTATTTGCAGGATGTACCTTGGTCTGATATATTTAAACTTTACTTACCAATGAATTTAGCAGATCGTGATAATAAAGCTGAAGAGTTTTCTCAAGAAATGAGAAAAGGTATTAATTCTATATTTGATGAATATGTAAATGTAACCAGTGGAAAAAGAAGCAAAGCAGTAGTGAGGTTTTATCTACAATATTCTACTAAGTTAAAAGAGTATGTTAAAGATTATTTAGATAAGAAAGATATAACATACAGTCAAGCAAAAGCAAAAAGAGACCATACAATTACCAGTTTAAAATCTAAATTACGCGATCATATACAATCTAAACAAATAGAACCTTTTTTGTATAAATTGAAAATAGAGGAGAAATCTCAAGAGTTAAAAATTGAGTTACAATATACCGAACTTGGCGCATTAATTATGTGGTCGACTGAAATACCTCACGATTTATCAGAGTTACACCCTAAAATATTATCATTAATATACCACAAAATAAAAGAACACACTAAAAATTTAGATGATATGTATGAGGTGCATGATAGACCAATCAGTTACACTGAAAATATTGCTTCTGAACTTTGTCTTGATATTTTAAACTATAACGCTATTCCTCGATGTGTTCAAAGACATGGTAAACTTGAATTACAAATAGGTACTCGTGAAGTAGGGCATGGCTTATTACCATCTGTATATAATAATTCAAAAGTATTCCTAACTTCTGACGCAAACAATACCGGTAATGTTGAATTTAGCCAAGTGTTGGGTACTAAATTATATAATATAACCGGCAAAGTTGCTCCTTTTTTAAACATAGATGCTGGGTCAGCACCTACACAAATTGGATTTAGAGAATCTATGCTGGAACAAGAACGACTTAAAAGTGACAATAATGACGCAGAATCAAGTAATTTTGACAAACCAGTTAATATAATTATACGCAGTCCTACAGGTGTACAAATGATTGAGATTAAATCACATGATTTAACAGAATATGATATAACAATTTCCTCTGATAGTAGTAGCGAAGAGCCTCTCTCATTTGGAAATGTAAAAAAGTTATCTATTCAAACTGTAATTGCGATTGTTAATTCAGTGCCAGATAATTTTAAATTTAATGCTGCATTATTAAAGTCTCTTGGTGATCTTATTCCTTATCAAACTGTATGTTTACAGAACGCATTAGCAAATGACGTTCCAGATGTAAGCGTAATGGGGTCTATTGATTATAGTATGATTTTTCAATTATTAGGTAATGTTACTTATCACAAAGATGGCAAGGATGTTACGTGTCAATTAAATCAACGTATAATATTAACTGGTGTAAATATGGAAAATACTAATATATATTTTCCTTGGTCTTCGACTGAAAAACACATATATCAATTATTGTTGTATATATATGACTATGATACACCTGATGGTCCTATTTTTTTGGAGGCAAGAAAAAATGTATCTAAAATATTTCATGATTATACACACAAACATAATTTAACGTCAATTGACTTTTTTATGAATAGTTGTATTGCTAATTTAAATGAATGTAAGCAAGACATAAACAGATATCCTGAGTCAGATAATCTTATTCAAAACATAGAGAGGTCTATCAAACCACTTATTGGTATTACTAATTTCAAAATAGAAAATATTACCAGTTTTATTCAAAATAAAAGGAAAGAAAAGAATATTGCAATTGATGCCCCATCAAAATTCAGTTTCGACAATTTAGATTATATTTTGGCTTATATAATTGCACGACCAAGTATGTTACCAACGCCAACTGTATTCAACCTACCTAATATAGAAGGTGAACCAACATCATCCAACGATACTCAGACCAGAAAAAGACCGAGAACAGCTGGTGCTGGAAAACGAAAAAAAACATTACGAAAAAAAACATTACGAAAGAAAACATTACGAAAGAAATAATTTTGTAGATATTACATGAACAATTGCGGTCCCTATTCCACGACCCACAACTATTCTTACAATGTAGTAGTCCGTGAATTATTCGCAATTCGTCCTTATTTTCTAACCACCCACACGAAAATAAAGTTATCCAAGTCGATACTACTACCATTTAGATACTTTATTTTAATATAGATATATAGTGTATTACTATATAACGAAAAATGGTTAAATATACTTGTAAAAAATGCGGGAAAGAATTCACACAAAAGGGGCATTATACTACACACCTTAATAAGAAGAACCCATGTGTTTATGAAAATAACCTTATTCGCTTAAACGAAATTGTTCCTACATGTGTATTTACCCATAGTGTAACTGATGTCAGGAAACAAGGTCTTGATAAATTTTATACCATTCCTATCTATGCAAAACACTGTATTGATACCGTTTTTCAGTTGTATAATAAAGACTCTTTTGATATGGTTATCGAACCATCTGCGGGTAATGGAAGCTTCTTTAACCAAATACAACACTCAACCTTGGTCGGTGTTGACATTGCACCAGAATCCGATAATATTCATCAACAAGACTTTTTTTCCTATTTGCCTCCTTCTGGATACACCAATATACTTGTTATTGGGAACCCGCCTTTTGGTAGGGTTAGCTCAATTGCTATCCAGTTCTTCAATCATGCAGCTCAATGGTCATCTACTATTGCATTTATTATCCCCAAAACGTTTCGCAAAATTAGCGTTCAAAACAAACTTAATCCTTCATTTCACCTTGTATATGATGAAGATGTACCCGATAAACCGTGTTCTTTTTATCCCAAAATGATGGTAAAATGTTGCTTTCAAATTTGGGAAAAAAGAAACACTCTACGTGAAATTATTACGTTAGACACGAAACATCCTGATTGGACGTTTTTACCTTACGGTCCCAAGGACGTAAATAATCAACCAACTCCACCACAAGGCGCTGACTTTGCTATCAGGGCCTACGGAGGTAAGATTGGACAAATTGTTACTGAAAACTTAGAAGACCTTCGTCCCAAATCTTGGCATTGGATTAAAGCGACTACCAATAAAAATGAATTGATACATCTATTTTCACAACTTGATTATACAAATAGCACTAATACTGCTCGCCAAAACTCTATGGGGCGCGGCGAAATGGTTTCATTATATTCAAAGTTCATCGACTCTATAACCAAGTAACGCTTTCCAACAGGAATCACCATACACTGGACGCAAAGCATATTCTTTGTCGTTTTCTACTTCTTCTAATGACTCATTTGTTATTTTACCGTGTTTTTTTACAGTTCCGTGTGCGTATCCACCGAAATTTCCAATCAATCCTTTCATTTCAGCTTTATTTACCCTGAAAACAAATAATTCTCCATTTATTTCTATGTTTTCTTCACACAAATAGAACGCCGTTAGTACATATTCACAAATATGGTTCATTCTTACCTGTACAAAGTTAAATTTATTGTGATTTTTACCTCCAAATGATGCCTTAATTTCCAAATTTATACCATTATAACATAAATCTCCCGTACAATCTTGTGCATTGTTTTTTGTCATATTATATTTTTTTTTAATATATTGCTCTATTAGAGGACCTCCTATTTGCCCTGTTAAATTATTTGCCTTACAATATGCGTGCGCATAGTGTAAATTTTCCATTGATAATACTTCAGCTAAGTGATTACATTTTGATGAAACCAAAACCGAACGCAATTTTGTTTTCATATTATTCATGAAAATAATTTACTATACTCTCCACGAGAAGCCGGACCATCCTAATTCAATTTTGCTGCGAGCTGTAAAATAATATAGAAAGGTGAAACGTATTATCTCATATCATTTGAATGGATATTACCGCACTGAATAAACACGGTCGCAAATTTATTCTCGTATACAAAGAGGATAAAAAGGTATTAGATGACTATATTCGGAGTTTGAAACTGTTTGACACATGTATTGAGTTATCACAATTTAGTATTCCGAAATTTCTACAAAACGATTATATTTACGTTTTTACCCAGATGTGGTTACGACCCGGGAATCCAGAGACACGAGAATTAATTAAGAATCCACGATTTATATTCTTGAATGTTGAAAACCTTACTGAAAGATACCGATTCGAGCATATGACCAATTTCATCGATTCCGGTACGAAAATCGCCGATTATAGTACATCAAATATCAAAATTATGAACGATTATATTCAAACCAAATGCCCCGAATATCCACATCGTCTTATCCATTTACCTTATCAATTCAATTTGAACGATTTTTGTAATCTCTATAATGCTGATCATGAATACGATTATGATGTTGGTATTGTAAATGCATACATAACACCATCAGATAGTGTTGACAGCTCAGTTGAATACCGACGCAACCAATTTTGGGAACTTGTACAAAAACAATCTGGCTGGAAATGCATCAATATTATGGGTTGGAATAAAGAACGCGATGACATTATTCGAAGATGTAAAGTCATTATTAATATTCATATGTTTAGTTGTTTTCGCATTTTTCAACACATTCGTTGCGACCGTCTTATATTTGCTAATAAGATTATTGTATCGGATATATCGTTATTTGGGGAATCATTAGATATATACGACCACGTTACTTGGCGCCCATTTGATTCTATTATTCAAGCAACAAATGACATACTAACACATTTTGATGCCATGCAGTACCGCATTGAACATACACCAAAAAGAACTATATCTGATAACCGACATAACGCATTACAAGAGGTCATTGATGATTTATGTGACAAAAATAGCAAATAAATATTTACACCTTTGTAATCATTACATCTTTCAATACATTCTTTATTATTTTCTTATTGAACTTCTCGGCTTCTTCATTAGTTCCGGTTATAGTGTTATAATAAATGTCCATCATTTGGTCCGTTTCCTTTGTCCCAGCAATCTTACATAATGGATTACTTTCCTTCCATTCCTCTATCATTCCTTCATTTTTGGCAGCAACGTCAGCAATTACATTTCGAAGCATTGTATGCTGTTCGTCGTCTTTTTTCCAATTGTTTTCTTCTTTTATGTATAAGGTTTCCCGCTTTACATCTGTACAATGAAGAGGTCTCGTGAAGAGATCCATTGATTTCAATTTATTTGTTATGATTCGTGTTAACCCTTTTATATATCCATGTTTTCCCGTTTCTTCCAAATCGTCTAATGTGAAATCAATAGAATCAACAAAGTCCTCTATATTCATGGCATCTTTACAATGTTCGTTCAAGAATATATTAATATTAAACCTATTATTAATATTATTTGTATTATGTGAATTGTTTGCCAATCTTCCATTTGATACATCATCTAATATGCTTGATATTTGTTGTGATTGCGCCATACACATTTTTCTGAATTCAATGTTGGTCTTTACCAATTCCATTACAAGTGATGGCTCTATCATGGATGGCTCTATCACTGATGGATCTATAAATAATGGCTCTATCACTGATGGCTCTATCACTGATGGCTCTATCACTGATGACTCTATCACTGATGGCTCTATCAATGAAGTTCTCTTACACGTTTGTCTATGTCTCGATAGACTGGATATATGCTTAAAACTTTTCCCACATATACAGATATTTGGGTTTTCATTAGTAACTTTATTACTGTGGTTCTTTGATAGTATATGTTTTTTTGATAGTAGGTGTTTCTCAAAATTATTTTTACGTGATGTAATATAATCGCACGACTTACATTCATATATACTTTTGCTACTTGTGCTACTTTTTTTATAAATATTCATATAATCTGTATTAACTATATTTTTTACATAATTTGCCTTTAATATGGTTTAGTAATCAACCATTTTGTATATATTATCAAAGTATGAAATTGCTAATAAATGCTAATATATGCTAATATATGCTAATAAATGCTAATAAAAATGCTAATAAATGCTAATAAAATATCAGGTAAATGTCACTTTTTTCTATAACATTACAATTTGGAGGAAAAGTATTGTTATTGAAATAGAAAGGGATTGTATGGGGTTTTCCCTACGGGGCATAATAAAAGTAGCAAAAGTAGCACGAACATATATTTGTTAAAATTTTTGTATACAACTTATTATGGTGTATATTATATACATTTGTGACAATATATTATGTATATTGTTACAACGTTTCCATCAAAATGCTAACAAAATGCTAACAAATTGTGATATTTATTCAATCATAATATTATTGGACTGAGACCATATTATGTAGTAGATTATATTTCATATAATTATTTACAGTGTGTATAAAAAGTAGCAAGAATGCTAACAAATGCTAATAAAAAGTAGCACGTTTTTTACACATGAATACTGAAAATCGGGAGTTTTTTTTATGCTGTCAGTTTTTTTACAGAAAAATCAAA